TCGTCGATCTTGTCGATGATGCCCTCGCCAGCGCGACGGGGTGACCCGTCCTTGCGCGTGCGATCCCACCACTTGACCTGATGCCCGCAGTCCTGGCAGCGCATGAGCCAGTCGAGGCAGTTCGAGGTCGTGTCGAGGACGAGGATTCTCATTGCGCGGCGTTCCGGGGAATCTTGGGCGGCGGCTGCATCTGTTGCTGCCCCATTGTCGCGGCACCGGCCAGTGGCATGAGCGGCGCAGCCTGCTTCATGCCGGCACCGGCCGTGTCCACCATCTGAGCGATGATCGACTGGAAGTGAGCCGAGTGCTTGGCTACCCATGCCGCGAAGTGGACCGGGTCGGACGCCTTCAGGGCGAGACTGATGGGGTTGCGGTTAGCTTCCCTGAGCGTGCGGCGCTCGATGAGCGGCAGCGTCTTCAGGATGCGAGAGTTCTCGGCGTTGAGAGGCTTGACCTCAGGAAGCGCCTTCTCGATCTCCTCCTTCAGCCTGCGCACAACGTCCTTTCGAGCCTCGACTTCGGGTGTACCATTCTTGCCGTACTCCTGCTTCAACTGAGCACTCTCGTCGCGCTTGATCTTCTGCGCCATCTGGATCGGGATGTCACGCATGACGCCCATATCTGGGTGTTCAATGTCGAGCCAGTAGTCCCATACCTTCTGAATCTGAGCGAAACTGTCTGAGGCTTTGATGGTGCTACGAAACTTCGCGAGCGAGTCTTCGATGCCCTGCGCCATAGCTACGCGATCGATGGTCTTTGGCGCACGAGCAACAGCGCGGTCCACGGCATCGGTGAGTTTGTCGCTGGCCCGCTCGAGTTTCCCCACGTTCTTCGCTCTGACCGTCAGGCCCCGATTTATCATCTCGTCGGCCGCGATGTCGGCCACGCTGCGCGTCTGCCACGGCTTGACCATCTGCTCCTCGCGCGTGGGCCCGATCGCGGACTTCATGGCCCTGCGGCCGAAGGCCTGGGCGCCCTCGCCGGCCGCTTCCATCGCGGGCGCGCCGAAGCGCGCGCCGAGGAACGCCGCGGCGTCCCCGGTGAGCTCCTCGGCCGCGGAGCCGACCATGCGCCGCGGCAGGCTTGAGCCAGGCGGCGCGATGAACTCGTTGGCCTTCTTGCCGGCCCAGCCCAGGCCCTTGCCTACGAGGGCGAGCGGGTTGTACTGCGAGGCGAGTTGCCCGCCGCGCGAACGAGGTTCGTAGGTCAGGCCGCGCCGCACCGCGTCGCGGATCTCCAGCGGGCGCGTCGTTGCCTGCTCGGGCGGCTTCATCAGCTCGGGAATCCCCGTGGCGATCATGGCGAGGTCGGACGCCGGCTTGGCGACCATGCCGCTGACCATGTGTGCAGCGGTCTCGGGGCCGGCAGCAGCGAACCCGAGCATGCCGTCGATCGCCTTGTCCAGCCGGGAGGGCTCGGGCTTGGCCGGCGCGGCGGCAGGCGCGGGCGCGCTACCGGCAGACGCGGGCGGTGCGCTACCGGGCGGCGTGTACCACGACGGCGCGGCGGCGTCCGCTTCCTTGTACCAAGACGGGGCCGGCATCAGGGGTCGACTCCGAAGTGAGCCTTGAACTGCGCGATGCCGTCTGCGCCCTTGGACTTCGCGAAGTCACGATCGGCCTGCGTGGGCTTGGGCTTGTCGCCGGCAGCGCCGGTCGCACCGAGCGAGTTGAGCCGGGACTTCAGCCCATCTCTCGCTTCGGAGGTCGCCGACTTCGCGTTGTCGATGTCCACCTGAATCTGCTTCATGACCGCGCGCGTGCGCTCGGGCGGGAAGTCGCCACTGATGAGGCCCTTCGCGTCCTCCTGCGCGCCCCGGTGCAACTGCGCCTGCGACAGACCGCCGCTCGTGATGAGGCGCTCGTACTCGGTGCCCACCTGACGCGCCTGGAGGTCGAGTTGCGCGAGTGCCGGGTCGTTGAACTGCCGGCGAAGGATGTTGATCGGCTTGTTCAAGAACAGCGGCCCATCGGGCGCGGCCTTGTCCAGCAACTTGTCCAGTGACGCCATGTCCTTGGTTAGTTTGTTGGAGAACAACTCGACTGCGGCCGAACGGTTCTCGATGTTGCGCAGCGTCGCCGACAGGGCCTTGCGCTCCGCACCGGCCGTGCCCACCTCCTGCGGCGTGATGCCGTACTTGCGGGCGAGTTCGGGCACGCGGCGGGTGACTTGCGCGAGGATGGCTTGGCCGTCCTTGCCCCGGAAGTTTGTCTTCCACGAGTCGTCGCCACCGAGCGAGCGGATCGCGTAGAAGTCGATGTCCTCGGGTTTCATCTTGCCGCCGCCCCCGCCACCCTCGCCGCCTGCCGCCGCCTTGCGCGCGCGCGCCTCGGCCGCGTCGGCTTCCGCCTTCTCGAGCCCGATCTTCGCCGCGCCGGCCGGCGACGTTCCTTGGTCGAAGCCCTGATGCCGGCGTTCGGCGTCGGCGGCAGTCTGCGCGCGCAGGCCAGTATTCTCGGCCTGCATCATGCGCAATTGGTTCGCCATCATCGCGAGCTGCATCTTGCCGTCCGCGTTGAGGAATTGCGAGTGCTGCTGGAGCGCCTGGAACAGCGCCATGCCCGACAGGCCCTGCTTCTGCAGGATGGTAGCCATCTCCTTCAAGTCAGGCAGCGTCGACTGCACGGCCTGGGTGACCGGGCTAGGCGGCATGCCGATCTGCCCGCCGCCGGCCTGCGGTCCCGGAACCTGCGGCGCCTGGGGCGGCTTGTAGGGTGAGACCGGCGGTGGCTGTCCGGCGCCCGGGCCCATCTGGCCGGCCTGCTGAGGCATCCCGACGGGTCCGCGCTGGGGCCCGAGACCTTGAGGCGGGGGCATGCCCGGCGCGCCCCCTGGAGGGGCCGGCATTTGGCCCGGAGGAGCCTGGGGCGGGGGCATGCTGGGCTGGCCCGGATTCGGCGCCTGTGGGCCCGCCTGTTGCGGCGGCGGGGGCATCATCATCGGCGGCGACATCGTGCCGTAGGCGTTGGCGAGAGCTGCCAGACCCTTTTGCTGCTCGAGGGTCTGGTTGTACTGGTTTTCCAGGATCTCGCGGCTCAGGAGCTCGTCGCGGCCGTGGAAGAAGCCTGAGCCGACGGCGCCACCCGCGCCCATTCCCCGAAGGAAGTCGAATCCAGCCATAGATCACCCCGGAGGCATGTAGGCGGACGGGTTGTTGAAGTTCTGGCCGCTGTACGGGTCGGTGTACATGCCCTGCCCCGTGCCGCCGCCCATGCCGGCATAGGGGTTGGTCGAGTTGCCGCCGAACAGGCCACCCAGCTGGCCCCAGTTGACGTTACCCAGCGCGTTGCCGAACTGGTTGAGCTGTTGGTTCTGGAACTGCTGCTGCTGCAGGCCGAGCTGGCCCGCGTTGTAACCCGCGTTCGAGCCATAGCCCATGTACTGGGTCGCCATGTTCTGCAGCGACTGGTACGGGCTCATGGCGCCCTGCATCGCCTGCCCGTAGTTCATCGCGTTCTGGAACGGCATGCCGTAGACCATCTGCTGGGCCTGCAGCGGCACGCCCGCGGACTGCTGGGTGTAGCCCGGCACCGCGCCGAAGTAGCCGAGGCCGGCCTGCATCTGAGATCCGCCGAGCTGACCCAGCTGCGCGCCCACCTGATTGGCCTGACCCATGCCCTGCAGGCCCTGCTGCGCGCCGTACATGCCCTGGCCGAAGCCGGTCATGCCCATGCCCGCAGCCTGCATGCCCTGCATCTGGCGCCCGAGCTGCTGGTTCTGCCAGTCGATGTTGAAGTTCGAGATCGCGTCGTTCTGCAGGCCGGCGCCGGCAGCGCTCGATCCCAGGCCGTACATCGAGTTCGTCGCCGCGGCCTGATCCCTGACCTGCCCGAGCATCTTATTGTACAGATCCTGCTGCGGGTCCATCGCGGTGTTGAACACCTGCTGGCCTTGGCCGAACAGCTGCTGGCCGGCGCCGTAGAGACCCTGACCCTGCCCGAACAGCTGCTGGCCGGCACCCTCGAGCGCGGCCTGCTGCCCGAAGTTCAGGCCGGCTTGGCCCAACATCTGCTGCCCGCCTTGTCCAAACATGCCGGCGAGGTTGCCGTACTGCTGGCCGGCGAGGTTCGAGGCGCCCAGGTAGGGGGCGTAGTTGATGCCCGACAGCTCCTGGTAGCCGCGCATCAGGTTCGGGTCGACCTGGCCGGCAAATCCAGCGAGCTGGCCCTGGTTGATGGCCTGGTTGTTCTGCCACCCCGTGTCGGCGTTGCGCAGCCCGTAGGGCACGTAGACGTTGCGGCTCGATCCCGACCCGCCGCCCCCGCCCCCGCCGCTGTTCAAGGCTTCGTAGAGGCCGGTTCCGGCGGCGATCCAGGCTGCGGGCATGGTGGGCTCCTTACTGCGCCTGCGACTTGGCGTGCCAGCGTCGCATCGACTCGTCCATTGTCCACCCTTCCGGGGCGGGCGGGACACGTTCGCCGCGGTCGCAGCGCAGGCACACCGTCATGACGATGTGATCGGTCTCTCCTTTGTTCAAGACCTCGTGCAGCGTGTCGTTGCGGAACCAGTGGACGTCTCCAGATTTTTGCACCATCGCTTCCTGGTCGTCCGGGTAATGGAAAACGGCCCGCTCGTTGCTCTCGATGCAGATGTTGAACTTGTCGTAGTAGCTCGGGTGCCAGCCCGGGTCCTTGTGCGGGTAGATCCGCGATCCCGGCGTCATGCGGTAGATGAACACGCCACCGATCATCTCGGCGCGCACCATGCTGGCGAGCTGGAAGATCAATGGCTGCGCTGACGGCAGGCGATCGATCGACGAGTACCACATCGGAATGTGGGGGTCGGAGAAGCGCGTCCAATCGTCCGTTTCGATGCACGGCCGGTCGTCCTTGTAACGAAGGAAGATGTCGTCGGTCTCGCGGTGCGGTCCCTTGCTGCCCAGGCGGCTCGGGTTTCGGTTCCAGAGGTCGGGCTGACGCTGTAGCTCCAGCGCGAGGCCGGCGACGTTGGCATTGGAGATGATGAGCTTGAAGTTTTTCACAGGCCGTTCCTCAAACGGAGATCGAGCTGGAGCAGCATCTCGTCCGCGATCTTGGCGCACTCCGAGATCGACTTCGGGCGCGCGTTCTCGCGGTTCATTCCGGGGTGCTCCTGCAGGCTGTAGACCGCGGCGAAGAACATGCTCCACTCGGCGCGATGCGCCCGGAACGTGCTTGCGTCGATGAGAGGCGGGCATGGTTCTCCGCGGTGGATGGTGCGCTCGGTGGCGGCGAAGGAGTCGATCATGGCTGCTGCGCGATGTTGGCGATGACGTCTGACTTGCGTCCCGAGTCGTGCGTGGTGCCGAACCAGAACTGCATGACCGATCCCCAGGCCGTTCCGAGCGCGCCGAGCAGCATCAGCAGCGGCGGGCTGGAGTCGACCTTGAGCACGCCCAGCATCATGAACACGAGGATGGCGAGGAACCCTACGGTCACGACGAAGGTGAGCACGGCGGGCACGCGCGACTTGTTGGCCGTCTGCATGGCGCGTGCGTCGGCAGTGTCCTTGAAGGACAGCTCCTCCTCCTGGATGTTGAGCTCACGCAGGCGGACTTTCAGGGCGTCCTCCGCGTTGCGAAGCGCGACGATCTGGTCGGAGGTCAGCTGGCCCTGCTCGATGGCCTTCTTGATCTTGTCCTGCGTGGCGTCGGACATGCCCAGAGCCTTGCCGACGGCCTCGACGGCCAGACCGGCGAAGGGCCCGCCGAGCGCGGTGGCGACGGTGGGGACGACGGCGCCGAGGATCGACTTCCAGTCCATGTCAGCCCCTCAGCAGGTTGTTGGCGATGCGGTTCACGAGTCCCTTGCCTTGGCTCTCCCACTCGTCCACGGGCATGCCCGTGATGTGCAGCAGGCGAGCGCCGTTGAAGCGCGCGACGAGGTGGCCGTTCATGCTGGACGCACGCATCGCGGTCTCGGGACCGAGCACGCCGTCCGGGTTCGCACCGACCGCGCGTTGCAGCGCCATGATGGCACCCTTGACTCCGGAGTTGACCGCCATGTCGAACAGGTCGAACTTCAGTTCCTCTGGCACTACGTCGCAACCCGCGCGACCCCAGTAGTCGTGCTGGTAAATCTGCTTTGCGGTGTCGAGCGACAGGTTCTCGATGTCGAGGGTCGGATAGGCCGCAGCAGAGACACCGTACTTGGTGCCCTTGAGCGTGCCGGCGTTGATCTTTCCGCCCGTCCAGTTTCCCCGATCCCGGGGGTCCATCGAGAGCTTGCCTTCGTTGCCGATCAGCGCCGCGAACGCTTCGTCGAAGGTCATCATTTCCTCCAGGGCCACCACTTCCAGTAGGAGGCGGCGATAGCGCCGCCCGCGATCAACGTGGCACGCCATTCCATGATGCCGACAAGCAGTCCCAGGACGCGGTGTCGCCGCACGCTGCGCGTGTGATCGTCGAACGCCTGGCGCAACGCCTGGTGTTCTTCCCGCAGGGCCCGCAGCTCGCCGATCAGGTGCACGAACAGAGCTCTATCCGACACGAGAGGAGGGTTGTCTTCTTCCATGATGGTGCGCTACATTGCTCAACGATTGTGACGCTTCTAACGGAGGATGTCCATGTTCAAGCTGCTGCTCCTTCTAGCGATACTCCTCGCACCTGTGCGGGCGCGCGCAGACGACGAATGGACTGCCACCGACAAGGCACTGGGCGTGACCCTCGCAGGCACGCTGGCGATCGACTGGGCGCAGACGCGCGGCCTGAGCAAATCCCCCTGGCACGAGCTCAACCCGATACTCGGCCATCACCCGGGCGCTGCCGAAATCAACCGCTACTTCGCTGGCGTGGCCGCGACGTCGTTCGCCATCGCGCACGTGCTGCCGCATGAGTATCGTGGGTGGTTCCTCGGCGGCGCCACGGTGCTCGAGGTGGGGGTGATCGCGCATAACTACCGGCTCGGCATCAAGTGCAACTGGTGATCAGGTCACCTCGTAGCTATAAGAGTAGTGCCAAGTCGTGATCCCGGCCGGCGGGTTTCCTCCGCGCAGTTGCGCGAGTCCAGAACCACCAGAGACGATGATTCCCGACGTCGGCGCTGCATTCACGTTGGTGGCCGTGCCGGCGATGTGCGTGTTGGTCGATGTGATGGGCTCTGTCAGATTGCAATCGACCTCGGTGCCGGCCACCGATGGAGTGATCTGCACCTGGCCCGTGACCGTGACCACGTTGCCTGTGCGAATCCACTGCGCCACGCCGGGCGTGATCACCGAGCAATTGCTGGAGTTCGATCCGGTCGGCGTGTAGGTTCCGCTGCCGATGTACTGGTTCGTCGTACCCGTCATCGGGTTCGCATTGTTGTGGATCGCGGTGCCGTACATGCGGCCGTCGACCAGCGCGTTGAACGTGCTCGCCAGGGTGACAACAGAAGCTGAGATGGAGATGCCTGTGACGCCGATCCCGCCTCGCGTGATCGACATCCACGTGGTCGAGCTGTTGAGCGCGTCATTGACGACGCGGAAGATCATCGAGCTGCCCCCAATGGAGCAGTCCCAGTACTTCTGGTCAAGCGCAGCGCCCGCGTTCACGAGTGACCAGCCCAGTCCGCCGGCAAGGAAGGCACTCGTTGCCACTTGGGGCACGACGGCGCCGCTCGCGGCAATCTGGCTCGTGAAGAACCCGGTCAGAACGGGGTTGTTCACGGTGATGGTGTTGTAGGTGGCGCTGCCAGAGACGGTGCCGGTGATCAGCGGGTTCGACAGCGACGGGCTGACAATCGTCGGGTTGTTGATCGTCGGCGACGTCAGCGTCTTGTTCGTCAGAGTCTGCGCCGCGGTGTTCGTGGTGATCGTGTCGCCCGCGATCGTCTGCGGCCCGGTGAAGGCGTTGCCGCCGGCCAGAGCAGCCGCGTTCGCGTTGACCGCCGAGACGATAAAGTTGAAGTCCGCCATCACCTGCGTGGCGTCGGCCGTCGTGCCGTCCGCCAGGTTGATGGGCAGTGCGCCGATGATGCTCATGGTGCCACCTGCTGCTGGTTCATGTAGCCGAGGTCCTGGTAGCGCGCGAAGAACGCTCCGATGGAGATGTTGCTCGAGGAGGAGCCGGTGACCTGCAGAGCCATCTTCTGGAACACCAGCGGAACGTGCCAGGGGACGGTGTAGACGTCAGGCACGTTGGTCGCTGAAGACCACAGCGCGCCTCCCCAGAGGAATCCGCCCCACACTGCGCCGCCGGCCGGGATGACCACCGTCGTCGCATCAAGCGTCTTCTGCCTGGCGTCGAAGGCGGTGATGGAATAGCTCACCGACGGCCCCGAGGTCGAGAACTCGATCGTCGACTCGGTCACCTGCTTCTCGTTCATGCTGCCGTCCTTGGGGAACGTGGACGACAGCAGCTGGAACGACATGGGCTGACCGTCCTCGACGTAGGTGCTCGTAGGGCTGGAGATCAGCTCGCTCTTGAACAGGGCTGCACCCTTGCTGACATGGCTGATGATGAAGAAGTTGCCGAACTGGGCCGCGTTGTCCTGCGGGAACGAGTGAGGCCCGTTCCAGCGGCGGCGCTCGATGTCGAACCAGTACTCGTTGGTCTGCGGCGATCCATCGATCGTGGTGTCGACGCAGATGCGGTAGATCCCGCCAGAGTAGCCAGCTGACACGCGCGAGGGCTGCGTGGCGAAGATGAAGGGGATCTGGATGTCCTGCACGGTCTCAATCGTCGTCTTGGTCAGCGGCTTGACCGCGCCGAGCATGTCGACGATGTAGGGGCCGTCAATCGCCATGAAGTTCGTGCCGTAGGGGGTCTGCACCACCGAGCGAGGCGCCGAGGTGCCGACGTTCAACGACAGGAAGTTGTTCGCCAGGTTCTGGGTGACGGGGTCGCCCGTGATCTGCCAGACCGAGAACGCCTTGAACACGAGCAGCGCCTGCACGACGCCGGCCGAGGTGGTCTGCACCGGCAGGCCGTTGGCCGCGGTCACCGGGGTCGGGTCGCCGAAGGTGACCGACTGCGAGGAGCTCGTGATCGTGGTCGGGTTCAGCGGGTCGGAGAACCAGCCCACGTTGCTCACGAAGAACCAGCAGCGGTTGTTCAGGTTCGCGACCACCGTGGGCACGCCCGGCAGCGGGGTCGTCGCGGTGTTGGTCGACGTCCAAGTCGGCGCTGTCGGGTTCGTGATGTCGATGACGCCAAAGAAGTTCGACCCCGTGCCCGAGAAGCCAGCGTGCGCGATGATGATCTTCTTGCCCACCACGGTCATCGACGGCGGCGTCCAAGGGCCAGTCGTGGGCGGCGAGGCTGGCGTGTTAGTGCCGTTGAAACCGGTGACGGTGTAGAAGCTGTTGCCGACGATGTCGTAGGCGAACGGCTGGTCGAAGCCGGGGTTGGCCGCGGTTGACACCATGCCGTAGCAGATGTTGCCGATGACGACGTAGCACGTGACAAACGTCGGCGTGGTGAACCCGCCAAACGTCGTGAGAGAGACCGCAGCCGGTCGGCACTGCACGAGCTCGGGGTTGCCTTGGTCGAAGACAAGGTTCTTCAGCAACCGACAGGCGCCGGGGAAGGCGCGCGTGGCGTCGAAGGCATCGGTGATGCCAGCGGGCGTGAAGTTGACCGGGCGAGCGCGCGAAAGGGGCATGGTGAAGCCCCTATCCAGTGACCTTGGTGGGCCTTACGCTGCGGTTGCCGTGGAAGCGACGGGGGTCGAGCTTCACGGCCTTGACGACGGCCTGCTCGTCGCCTTCCATGATTAGGTGGATGCGCAGGTCCTGCTCGAGCTCCTCTCGATACTGGGCCTTGCGCGAGTCGTCCGTGATGTCGAACAGCCGCGTGGCAGTGGCCTTGATCAGCCAGTCCTGGTCCTCGAACCACGGCGTGACCGGGGAGGACTCGGGCGCGACGATCTCGGGTTGCTTGCACATGTAGCGGTGCGTCAACACGATCAGCCCGGAGGACTGCGGATAGACGAACAGCTGGCCCGTCGAACCACTGGCAACCTGGGCCTGGGTGGAGAGGTCCGTCGCATACTCGTAGGGGTAGTTCGAGATGGATGGGTCCTTGAACTCCGCGTCGTACGAATCCATGCCGATCGGGTGCAGGAAGTACGGCAGGTTGTTCTGGAGGTAGAACAGGTCGTAGGTGCGCTGGTAGTTGGCCTCGAGGTTGAAGGGGCCGTTGCCGTTGGCCGTGACCGTGATGGGCTGCGTGATGCGGTTGACCTTCAGGTCGCGGTGCAGCCACAGGTCCTTCAGCACGAGGTTCAGGTACTTGCCGCCCGTCGTCAGGTAGCCCGGCACCTTGGCGACGGCGCAGGCCAGCGAGACGATGTCTTGGGCGGCAAGCGGCATCAGATGCCCCGCGCTTCGGCGGCAGCGTGCTTGGCGCGTGCGACGGCCTCGATCCCCTCGACGATGTCCCGATTGATCTTCTCCAGGTTCGTCTTGTGGGCGGCCTCGTGCTGCTTCTGCACCGTCGTGAGCTTGGACTGCGAGGCGAGGTCCTTCAGGATGGCCGTCGTCTGCATCTTGGCCTCCTCGAGTTGCTTGAGCTTGGTCTCAAGGATGGGTACCTCGGCGATCAGGCGCTGCCGCTTGATCATCGCCATACCCATGTCGACCTTCATGTTCAGGTCGAGACTGCCCTCCCCCTGCAGCACGTAGCCGGAAAAGTTGATCGACATGCCATCGGGCAGTTGCGCGTTGATCGCGAAGCTGCCCGACACGGGCACCGAGCCGTTGTTGTCACCGAGATTCATCGACGTCCCCCTGGTCCCCTGAGGTGGTTGGAAAGACCGGCGGTCTGCTGGTACAGGCCCTCTTGCCGGTAGAAGTTCTCGTTGCTGCCACGGATGGAGGATTCGTGCGCCCAGGTGCGGGCGACGATCTCGCGCAACGAGCGGAGCTGGTCGACGTACACGAAGTAGCCGACCCCGTGGTAGAAGGGCACGCCGCACAGCTTGATGTCCGTGCCGCCCGAGGGCGGCAGGTTGATCATGTAGTGGAAGACGTCCTGGCCGTTCTCGTCGGCGACGAACTTGCCACCCGAGATCTTGCCCTTGCCCATCGGCGTCTCGTTCGGGTCGCCGATGTACTGGACACCAAGGCCCTCCGGCGCCAGGTTCACGGTGGCTTGCAGATCCGCCACCTGCTTGCGCAGTCGCTCGAGCTCGAGCGCCATCTCGGCGGGGGTCTGCGTCGCGGGCATGGCGGCGACGGGTGCCACCTCCGCGGCCGGCCCGGCCTCGTCTCCGAAGTCGGGGGCCGCAGCGGCGGAGGGCTTCTTGGTGTCAGCCATCGGGTCTCCTTCATGCCGCGGCCGGCGCGGCGATCGTTCCGGCGCTGACGGTGTATCCCGCGCGCACCAGCGTTTGACCCAGCATTTGCTGCCGGGTGATCAGGCCCTGGAACTCGGTCTCGGCGGCTTTGATTTCAGCCTCCTTTCCCTCGATCCAGGACATGAAGTTGTGGACATCCTGCGTGGCCTGCGGGTACTCCGCGGCCAGCAGGGCCTTGATGTTCGCGATCGACAAGCTCATGTCAGGCTCCGCTGGTTGCCGTCAATGATCAGGGCTGCGTGCCGGCCGAGAAGCCCGGCGTGAACGCAGACGAGGACTCCAGCCGGGCGAAGAACGCCTGATTCAGCAGGATCGAGCCGTAGAAGATCTTCCACGACACGACGCGCGTCTGGTTCAGGGGGTCCGACTTGTCGGCGCCGGTCAGGTAATGGTACTCGGGGTTCTCGAGCAGCACCTGGCCGTAGGAGTGGTTGCCGATGTAGATCGTCGGGAACACCGAGACGCCCGTGCCGGGCGCGGCCGGCGGCGTCTGCGAGGCGCCGATGCCGGTGATCACGACGGTCTGCCCGCCGGCCAGCTGCGTGGCCTGGCCCGCGAGCGGGCCGGTGGACGGGCCCAGCGCGCACAGGCCCAGATTCACGGGACCGGCCGAGCTCGTGCCGATGTACACGTTGAATATGTAGTTCGGCAGCACCGGCAGCGTCACCGAGACGGAGCCGGTCGGGCCGGTCACCGAGATCGAGGACGACAGCTGGTAGACGTTCTGCTCGACGCTCGTCGCGGCCGGCGCGGCGGTGACCTGCACGTAGTAGGTGCCGGTGGCGAGGTTGCCACCCGAAGCCGAGGCCGTGCCGTTGATCGCCGCGACGCCCACCCAGTAGGGCATCATGTTCGTCTCGACGTAGCGTGCGCCGCCCCAGGGCCCGAGCTCGTTGTTGTAGAGCCGGTTCAGGTCGGAGTAGCTCCACGCGGTGACCACCACGGAGTTCTCGCGCGCGTCCTGCGCCACGAGCGGGTGGATCAGCGCCACGTAGTGCTGGATGTTGGCCGGGGGCCGCGAGGTGCGGTTCGCGCCGGCCTCGATCATCATGTCCTCGCGCTCGTCGCCCATGAAGCGCGGCACGCCGTAGGTCAGCATCGAGCCGACGATGCGGTTGCCCTCGTGCGGCGTCCAGACATCGCCGCCGACCAGCGCCGCGCGCGAGGTGCGCCCGTTCGCGTAGTTGACCTGCGTGCCGGCCAGCAGCGTGTTCAGCGTGTTGCGCTCGAGCGTCTCGGGCATCTGCAGCGCGACGAGCCGGATGGCCTGCTGGAACAGCGGGTGCTTGATCGTGAGGTTCGCGACGTCGGTGATGATGACGCGGTCGCCCCACTGCTGGGCCTGAGCCGTGACCTGCTTCAAGGTCATCGCCTCGCCGGCCGGCGCCACCCCTTCTTGCAGGGGGGCGAACGGCAGCGGCAGGCGCTCGTAGCGGCTGGCCGTGTAGGTCGTTCCGCGGTTGGTGTCCAGCGTCAGGGGCTTGCCGAACTGGTAGGCCACCAGCTGGCGCCGCGCGAGCGGCTCGACTTCATCCTGGATGAAGTTCTCGACGTCGGACTGGAAGCCCCCGGCAGCGTTCTGCACGCCGGGGAAGAGGAAGGTCAGGGCTGCAAGGATGAGCGGGCGCATTGAAGGACCTCAGATGATCTGGTTCTCCAGTCGGGCCCGACGTTTTTCCTGCTCGGTCTGCCCACCCTTGCGGGGGACGTCGGAGCGGGCGTTCGTGTTGGGCTGACCGCGAAGAACGGTGTTGGTGGTCTTGCCCGTGTTGCCTGGCTTGCTCTTGAGATTGCCGGACATCATGGCCTGTCCGATGACGAAGGCCATGACGTTCTCACGCTGGACCATGCGGCCAGCCTGGCGCTCCGACTTGACGATCTCCTCGACCTTGTCCCGGTACTTGTCGAACAGCGCCGGGTTCTTGGCCGCGGCGCGATCGAACGCCGCGGCGTCGCGCGCGTCTTCGGCGCGTGCCAGGGCCTCGGCCGCTTGGCTCTGCGTCTGGCGCAGCAGGCGGTTCGAGTTCACCGTCCAGCGCTGCATTTCCGTGGACTCGGGGTTGCGGAGGACCGCTTCCTCTTCGTCCCATTGACGCTGCTGGGGTGTCGGCTGCGCGGGGCCGCGTGGCGTGTTGCGGGCCTCGTCGCGCTCGCGCTCCGCGCGTTGGGCGCGCTCACGCAGCTCGATGATCTCGCGTTCACGCCGGCCGGGCCCACGTTGGCCCTGTGGCGGAGGATCGTCGGCACTGCCGTCGTCGTCGACGGTGTCGTCGGGCGGCGCGTCGTCGTCGGTGTCGGTGTCGTCGGGGGGCGGATCGTCGGAGTTCGGCTGGTCGACGGTGCCGTCGCCGCCCACCCCAGGGAAGAGGTAGGACAGCAGTTTCAAGAGCAGGTTGGAGGGCTTCACGGTTCACTTCCAGATGGTTACGCCATCAATGCGAGGCGGCTGGTTACGCCAGCCGGGCGAGGGCGCTACGTCTTGCGGCGCAGCGCGAAAGAGATCGCGTCCAAGGCGATGCCAAGGACGAAGAACAGGACGAGGACGTCGAGCGTCACGCGGCGGCTCCCGAGTGCGTGCAGATGCCCTGCACGGTCAGCAGTGGGGCGTAGACGTTCGGCGCGGCCGACAGCGTGCCGATGGAGGTGACGGCGGTGGCCGTCCACGCGGCGGCGGACGGCGGCGCGGCGATGACGAAGGAGGTCGCCGACGCGGCCGAGTAGATCGGGTACCAGCCGGCCGGGAGCGTCCCCGTGATTCCGGACAGGAAGATCGCGGTGCCCACCGTGGGCGTGGCGCCGGAGTTCGCGCCGAGCGTGACGGTGTACAGGTTGCTCGAGCCGATCTGCGCGAGCGAGGTCCACGTGGGGTTGACCGCGAGGTAGCCCGTCGTGGTGAAGAGCTGCGTGATCTTCGCTTGGTAGAACCGGGTGGAGTTCGCCGCGACCGAGGTCGTGCCGGCGAGCGTGACGCCCGTGTTCGTGACCGTGGGGGTGGCGACGGTTCCGGTGGAGGTCGTCGTGATGTTGAACGGCCAAATCATGCCGGCGAACGGGCCGGGGATGTTGTTGACGATGTTGAAGGCGTTGTCGAAGGTTACGGTGACCGCGCCGGCGTTCGTCAGCGTCTGCCACAGGCCCGTCAGGTTCGACAGCGTGAGCGACGCGCCGGCCGTCGTCTGGTAGTTCGCGAGGTTGGACGCTGCCGCGGCCGCGTTGTTCAGCATCGCCTGCAAGATCGAGATTTCGGAGGCGGCGTTGGGGTTGGCCCCTTGCTGCTCGATCGCACTCGCTGCGGCGGACTGGACGGTCTGGATGGGCAGCGCCGGATAGGTTCCAACGGGCATGATGGCTCCTGAAGTTGAGGGTTTATAGCGAATTCACATCGGCTCGTCAATTACGACGGCGCCAAGTCGCCGGGAAGAATCGCCACATTGGGGGTTCCCGCCGCGGCGACGACTGTGAAAAACGTGCCGGCCGTGAACTGCAGGTTCGGCACCCAGCCACCCGAGATCGGCAGGAACACCTGCTTCTGCGGCGTGCCGGAGGTTGCGATGGCCGCGGCGTTGGCCGCGCACTCCGCGCTCGTGGCGCCCCACACCAGCCAAGCGGCATTCGTGCCGTCCATGTTGCGAGCGTACAGCGTCATCGGGCCAGCGGCAGGGCCGTTTGCGGCCGGCGCCGCGGGCGTGCCGGTGAAGCCGCCGATCTGCAGCGGTGTCGGGCCTGGGACCGCGGCCCCGGCGATGACGATGGTCTTCTGGTTGACCTTGATGGTGTCAGGCACGGCGAGCTCCTTCGATGGCGCGGATGCGCCGGATTCGTTCCTGGGGGTGGGGTGACAGGGGGACTGGGGTGAGTCGGGCCAGGAGAGCCAGCAGACCCTCGGCATGACCGCCCTCCACGGCATACGCATCGGCCTCGAACTCATGCTCGTCTCGCATGGCCTTGAGGTCCTTGCGCCAGAAGCCTCGCCCCGTCACCAGCCACCAAAGGCGCGTTCGATGGTGATGAAGCACCTGATGCCCCCTCTCGTGCGCGATGATCGCATCCTGCTCGATGGCGGGAAGGCGATAGAAGAACCGGCCGACAATGATCACGCCGAACCACAGCGAGTGGGCCGTGATGGGTTGCTGCGTGCGCCATAGCATCAGCTGATCCTGACTGCGGTGATCGAGCCGAACGCGCTCATGGTGCCAACGGTGAAGGTGGCAACGGCCGACAGGAAGACCTGGGTCGACACGGTGACCTTGAGGATGTAGCAGCCACCGGACAACGTCTTCAGGTTCCCGGTCTGGGCTGTGAAGGCGACGGTCTCGTCCGCGCTCTGGCTCGGGTTGCTTGAGACGATGGTGACCGAGCTCGTGTTCACGCCGGCCGAGACCTGGGTGCACGTAGCCCCATTTCCTCTGATCTTGCATGACCAGTCGATGCGGTAATTCCCCGGTGTCAGGGTGATCGAGGTGACGTCGATCGTAGTGCCGGAGACCGCGATGTTGACGGCTGACCCCTGCAGCACGGTCGACTGGAAGAACTCGCCGACGGAGCCGGCCTGCGGGTTCGTCCCGTCCACGCGGCCGATCACGTTGGACTTGTCGCCGACCGTGATCGTGTTGATGTAGATCTGGTTCGTGTCGCGCCGGTAGGCCCAGCGGATGGTCATCGTGCCGGGCGAGAAGGTCGGCGCGATGCCGGCATTCGTGTTGAACGATCCCGATCCCGTGATTCCGAAGGTGAGCGCTGTGATGGCGCCGCCGGTCAGGTACAGCGTGCCCTCGCTGCTCGCGTTTTGGTCGGTCGGGAAGTTGATGGTGTAGGTGGCGATGCCGCCACCGGCCACCGACAGGAACTGGAACGGCACGCCAGCCGCGATGTTGCGCGTGCCCCCGTTCGTCGCGACGCGCGCGTCATAGGCGGTATCTTGGTACTGGACCGCGTTGTTGAACTCCCACATGCCATAGGCGGCATTGCGCCAGGGCAGCGTCGCAGCGATGGATCGATCTCCAATCTCGACGGCGTAGTTCGGGTTGAAGTCGTCGGCCTCGTTGATGCCCAGGAGCGTATGCGAGTGCTGCCCGTTGCCTTGCCCGCCGATGCGCGTCAGGTTCCAGTACGCATCCATCAGGATGTAGTTGCACTGCGACGAGCTGTGGACGTTGTAGGGCAGCTGAGACTGGTCGGCCAGCGAGTGCGTGCCGGACTGCGATCCGGTGGTCGTGATCGGCGCGCCGTTATAGGTCAGCGCCAGGTTGCAGGTCTGGCCGGCCGCGTTGACGACGTAGTAGACCGTGCCCCAGGTGATGCCGCCGGGCAGCACGCCCGTGGTCGAGAGCACGATACGGTGGCCGTTCTGGGGGACGACCGCGGCGCCGAAGGTGAACACGCCGGGCGCTGCGATCGTCACCGTGAAGCTGGTGATCGTGCCCTGGTAGGAGCGCACGTTGGGCGCCGAGCAGGTCGCGTCCACGCAGTTGATCATCGACGTCCCGCCGATGTCGTACCAGTACTGAGGCGCTGAGCCGAAGGTGCCCGTGGGGTCGCCGCCCGCGTTGAAGGGGACAGGGAAGGTGGAGTACCAGAAGGTGCCTGAGCCGCCGGCCAGCGCGATCGGCGAGCCGCTTGGCGTGGCCGCGACCTGGAAGGTGTTCGTCGTCTTGTTGACGACGTAGTACTGCGTGAGGGTGGTCAGCGGCGTGGGCAGCGAGCCGGCACCGATGACGAACAGGCTCACGATGTTGTTGTTCGCGAGTCCGTGGTTGTTGCTGGTGAGGACGGAGCCAGCGACCGTGAAGGCCCCCTGGTTTCCTACCGAGTCCGATCGCACGTTGACGTTCAAGTTGTTCGTGTGCGACTGAACCTGCGTGAAGCCCATGTTCGACTGCAGGCGCGAGTCCGGCGACGGGAACGTCGTGTCGATCATGATGCCGTCGGAGACGTAGCACGCCCCGAACTGCGCCATCACCACGCCGATGAAGGAGCCGCCGCGCCAGAAGCTGCCGCCGGGGTTGCCGATTGCGCCGCCGTCGACCTTGCACCAGCCATTGAACTCGCTCACGGCCATGCCGTACATCTTGCGAGCGTTGAAGAACATCGCGGCGCAGTTGGCAGACCGGATCGATGCGACGTCCCAGAAGTTGCCCGTCGTGATGAACACGCCCGCGGCCGTCCCCCACTGCACGCCGTAGCCCTGGCCCATGCCGTTGGCGTCGGCCGAGCCGTTTCCACCGACGGCCGAGTGGCCGAACATCACGATGTCGTTGTTCTGGTCGGTGATGCCGTTGGCGCTGCCGTTGAGCGCCCGGAAGTTCATGTACGAGGTGCGGCCGTTGCCGGTGCCGATCGTGATCTGGTCGCCCGAGAAGCCCACCAGATCCATGTCGAAGAAGGCGCAACCCGTGTACTTCTTGTTCGTCAGGAAGTTCTGGTCGGGGTCGTTCGCGTTCTTCGACGGGTCGGGGGTCGGGATGCGGAAGCACGAGACGGTGTTGGCGAAGTGCACACCCGTCGCGTCGACGTTGAAGCCACCCCACTTCGCCTCGTACGCCTGCTTGTTGATATCGGGCGCTCGCCGCACGATGCGGAACAGCGCGGCCGGCCCGCCGCCGCCCGTTCGCACACCGGTGCCGGGCGTCCCCGGCACGACGCCGGGCAGGTTCGCGCCTGGGATGAGGACGATGCCGCCGCGAGCGTCGAGCGCCATCGAGACCTGGGGGTCAACGTCGATCAGAGAGTTGATCGTGTAGTTGCCTGCGTACTTGATGCGCGCTCGAATGTTGCCGGCCTGGATGATCTGGCCGACGGTAGGGTTCAGAAACGAGTTCATGATCGGCGCGTTGTCAGCGCCACCAGCCACCATCGGCTGAATCACCTCGTCGTAGCCCGAGTACTGCAGCAGCAGGGAAAGGTCGGGGATCGGGGTGCCGGTGCCGGCAAAAATCGCCGTGAGCGCTGCCTGCAGCGCATCCGAGTTCAGCAGTCCGCCTTGTTGCTCGATGGGCATGGCTTATCCCCTGCCCGGCGCACCGAGCATCTGGTCAGGGTGGACGGAGCCGTTGGGACCCTGCATGCGCGGCTGGCCGGGCTGGGCTCCTGGTTTCGGTGAGCCGGCCACGCCGGGCGGACCACCACCAGGCATGCCCTGGGCGCCTCCGGGCTGCATCGCGCCGAGCTGGGCCTGCATCTTCTGCTGCATGGCCTTCAGGTGCAGCTGCATGTGGGTGCGGATGACGCCGGCCGGGTCCGTGGTGAGCATGGCCGCAGCGTTGTGCTCCTGCAGGTGCTTGGCGTGGTCGTCGGCCGGGTGGATCTCCAGGCAGATGCCGTTGGACATCATCTCGTTCTCGAGCTGCGCGGGGATCGTGAACTGGTTGCGGTCGTCGATGAGGATGCGCGGCCCCAGCTCGGGGCCGAACGTCTGCTCGATGAGCACCTCGAGGATGGGGCAGATGTCCAGGCGCCGGCCGTTCAACTGCTCGGGAGGGACGCCCCGCAGCACGTTCATCGTGGCGATCATCTGCTGCAGGCGCTGCATGTTCTGCTGGTAGGCCGTGCCCATCCAGCGGAACTCGTAGGTGATGCCGAAGGACTGCGGCTCGATCACCTCGGCCACCGCGCGAGCGCCGTTCTCGCCGCGGGTGAACACCGTGATCGACTCAGTTCGGAACTGCTGATCGAGCTCCATCATCCGCTCCACCAGCGGGTTGAGGATCACCTCCTCGTAGCGCTTGGCGTGGTCGGTGATGTTGATCTGCTGCTCCTGCTGCATGTTGCCGACCATCTGGTTGTTCTTTCGGCCCTGCGGGGTCTTGCCCAGCATCGCCTCCGTCACATCCAGCGACTCCATGATCTGGGCCTTGATGCCCGTGACGATGGACATCGCGTCCTTCCACAGGGGTGGGAAGTTCGCGAACTTCGTCGAGTTGGGGTCGGTCAGCCAGATCGCGGCCAGGCCCATGACCATCGACTGGTACTGCGGGTTCTTGGCCGGGTCGACCATCGTGATGGGCAGCAGCGCGTATTGCCCCGAGTCCATGCCCATGTTCCAGAAGTCGTTGATGTTCCACTGCAGGAACTTCACCGCCTCGATGAGGGACTTCCCGAAGAAGGAGCCGGTGACCTCCTCGGTCGCCGCGGACAGCGTGGGCCTGCGACCGGACCACCAGGGGCTGCGGATGATGCCAACGATGCAGTGCTCGCTGGCGAAGTACACGAGCGCCGGACGCGCGGGCTTGTCCAGGCCGTCGAGCGGCAAGTTGCACGCGACCTCGTAGATCAGGGCGTACTTGTACGTGCCGTCGGTCTTGATGCCCGCGTCCTGGACGCGCTTCTTCTCGGGGACCTTGCGGTCCTTGCCTTGCGGGTTGGCGATGCGCTCGATGAGTGCCTCGGCGTCGCTCTCACCGACGAAGATGCCGTCGTCGAGCATCTGCTGGACCTTCTCCTTCGACATGCGCAGCTTGATCGACGAGGCGGTCGACTTCTCGATGTCGTTGCAGGTCGGCGGGTAGACGACGAAATCCTCGGTGGCGAAGGGCACAATGTCCGGCCCCTCGGTGATGATGTCACGCTCCTCGACCTTCTGTTCAGGTTCGGCCGTGGCGTCCTCGATCTCGAGATCGCCATCGCTGGCCGACGGAGGCTTCTTGACGATCTCTTTGATCGTGCGGTAACTCTTCGTCCAGTCGACATACAGGTTCCACTGGCCGGTGACGTCGCCCGCGATCAGGTCGGCGCGGATCAGCTCCTTGAGCTTGGTCTTGCGGATGTAGTGCTCGAGGAGCGCTACCTGAGGCTTCGTCGACTCCCCTGTGGGCCCCATGATCTCCACATGCTTGTGGTTCGCGGGGAACAGCTGCGCCAGGCTGCGCTTCGTGCGAGCGCGGATGCAGTCGCGAACGATCGGGATGTAGCACTGGGTGTTGCCGGTGTACTGCTGGTTCTCGTCGGGCTTGGCGCCGAAGATGTTCCAGTACTCCTCGATGTTGTCGATCTGGTCCTGCTTGTTGTCGTAGCAGCGCTGGATCTTGTCGTACAGCTTGCTCGCCGCCTTGTAGACGTCGGAGTCAGGCTGGTCGGCCCAGTTCTCGGGCTTGGCGCCTTCGGCCTCATTGGGCCCCTCTTCGACCGCGGCGATCTTCTCGGCCTCGAGTGCCGCGGTGTGCTGGATCTTCGGAGGCGTGACCTTCTTGGACTTTGCCATGCTGCGTGCTCGCAGCCGGCTAGAGCGTGCGGCCCTTGAGTCGGCGCTCCCGCGCCTGCTGCGCGCGGGCCTGATTCACATCGGGCTCGCTCTTCTTGCCGGGGATGGTGGAGGCGGCGACCCGGCCGGCGTCCTTCTTCTGGACGCGGTCGGCGACCTTGTTCTTGACGCCGGGGGGTTGCATCTTGCGCTTCATGACGGGCCCCTCAGCTGTAGTCGTCGCACTGACAGTTGGTGAAGATCCGGCCGCAGCCGGAACAGAACCGCAGCCGGCGGTGCATCACAGCCCCTTCTTGCCGTCGATCTTCTCGCGCATCGGACCGCCCGAGGGCTTCTTGCCGTGGTCGCCGGAGGACGAGCCGTAGGCGCCGCCCTGCTGCTTGCCTTTGTAGAAGGCGGTGCCGTCCTGCGAGGGGCCCTTGGGCGCGTGGGTCTTGGAGACTGCCATCGTGATCACCTTTTCAGTGCTGAGAGGTAGCCGGCGCCGTAGGCGTTGTACGTTGCGCCAAAGCCTTCCGGCAGAGCGCGGTCAGTGTGACCTTTGTGCACCTCGGCTGTCAAGACCTCGAGCGCGATGCACAAAGTAGATGAGACGTTCTTCTCGGGCTCTCCCCGCGGCTTGCCATCTGTGCCAACCAAGTAGCGATACCCGCCAGACAGCGCGTTGAGCGTTCGGATGCACTGCGAGGATACCTGCAGCATGTGCCGGCCCTCCACCGTCGATCGAATCAGCTCGGTGAGCGCGCCTCGAGATGGCGCGACGTAGCCGGCAGGGTAGCACTCGAGGTGATACGATCGCATCGCCTCGACCAGCTGGACTCTGCCCTGCTGCTCGTAGAGGTCTGCGGCCACCCACCAGGTGACCTTGCGCGAAGGGAACATGCCGCGCAGCAGCGCTGAGATGTCACGCAGCGCTTCCGCTGGCGCTCGCGTGGTCGTCCATTCGGCGAGCACTGTGACTCGGCGTCCCAATAGCGCCACCAGCACGCCGGCCACCTCGTTGGCCGTCGCGTGCATGGTGACCGCCAGCTGCTCACCCTGCTCCAGGCGCGGCGAATAGATGATGTTGGCCTGGGAGAAGTCGGGGTAGACCGGTGCGCCTCCGAACACTCGCTGCGCGTAGGCGAGGGCGTTGAGGATGTCGCGCTTGCCCGAGGGGAAGTTGGCGATCTCGGCTGCCAGCTTCGCGTGCTTGGATTTCGGCCCCACGAAGATGATGTCGCCGGCCTTGAACCAGGGCTGCAGGCCAAGGATGAACTGTTCCTTCGAGCGGTCGTGCGGCGCCAGGATGGGTGTGACGTCGATGGGCTGGCCGCGGCGAAGCATGGCCTCGCGCAGCGGCTGCATGAGCCACTCGTCGAGCGAGTTGCGCTCGATGGCGACCTCGCAGCCGCCGTGCCGATCGCTCGAGGCGAAGACGTCGGCGATGACCTCGTCGGGCTTCCAGTGGTCGCCGCCGGACTCGTGGACGTAGATCCTCGAGCCCAGGCGCGAGGCGACGATGTGACCGCATCGGTCGGACTTGCGGTTGGAGGTGCGTGCGGGGTCCATGATGGAGATCTTGCGCAGCCATCCCGGGGGCTCGACCTCGGTGAAGACGAGATCCTCCTCGGTGAAGGGCTTGCCCTGGGTCTGCGCCGCGATGAGCATGTACTCCTGGATGAAGCCGCGGCCCAGGCCGTCGTCGGAGAAGCGGTTGTACTCGCGCCGGACCTCCTCGATCGGCCAGCGCGCGGGCCATGACGAGATTGCCTGCGGGTGCATGATCGCCTCCACGCCCGAGGCGCCATCGGGCGCGCGGCACAGCGGGAACTTCGCCACCACCCACTCGGCCGACGCCTCGCAGCGAGAGAGCAGGCAGTCGTCTGCCAGAGGTGTGCCGGTCACTCGCACCTTGCGCTTGATCTTGTCCAGAGCTGGGATGAGCTCGGTGTTCAGCTTCGACCACTGCGCGTCGACGGCAGCGGTGTCGCGCACGAGGGTCTTGTTCTCGACGTCATCGAGGTAGGCGCGGTCGGGCCGAGCGTCGAGCCACTTATAGCCTCGGATCTCCTCGTCCCATCCGTGCGCCTCGATGCGGACTCCGTTGGAGAAGACCACCGTGTCGTTGTTCCAGACGGGTCCCGTCAGGTCGCCGAACAGCACCTTCAGCCTGTCGTTGAAGACGGCCTCGTGCTTGATCGCGGCCAGTCGCTGGCACGCCTTGGTGTAGGTCTCGCCGAACAGCAGCAGGTACTCGAAATTGTGGTATGCGGCCTCGAGCAGGATGAACTCTTCCGACAGCGTGGACTTGCCGGCTTCGCGGAACGCCTCGATGACGACGAACGGGTCCTTGGCTCGCCACAGATCCATGATCGTGATGTGGAACTCGGGGCTGGCCTGGGGGTGGCGGTGCGCGAACAGCACCATCGCGGCGTGCGCACGGTCGGCGTTGAACGCCTTGAGCAGGCCCGTCGCGTCGGTCTCGGGGCGGCTCTCGGGGCCGCGGCGAGCCTCAGGCATCGGGGGCCTCGACGAGGGCGTATCGCATGGTCAGACCCCCGGATGTTGTAGCAGCAGCCGCATGTCGCGCACGGTGATCGAGCGCATGTCGCCGGCCTTGAGTGCCTCGTAGACCTTCTCGCGGCGGCGCAGCTCGCGGTGGGCGAGCTCGACCTGGCGTGCGGCCTCGGCCAGGACGATGGACGACAGGTCGGAGGAGTCGCGGTCGAACTGGGCTTGCTGTTTGGCGATGTTGGCTCGCGTCTCGGCGCGGTGGCATTCCTCGCACGCAACGCTGCGCCCGGTGGGCCAGTGGCGGCAGCAGTACAGTGGCCGCAAGCGATGGTCGGGGTTGGGTATCGTGGCGGCTTCCATGCTCCCGTCGTGCTCGAACCCTGCTACCGCAGCGCCGTCGCCTTCTCGTCCGTCCATTTCCGTTCTCCGCTTGGTGGAAGATGCGAGGCATGTTAGGCGCCTCACAGCACGCTCGTCAAGCACAAAAACGTGGCCCGGCGAGGTCGAATGGACACGACGTCGCCGGGCCGCAAGACCAAGCTCAAGGGAGGGAGGAGGAGACCCGATACGCTGGCCTGCAAGGGACGCATCGGCGGTGAACAGCTTGGTCTCGCGAAGCGTAGCACACTCGTCTCTCGCTTTACAAACCTTTTTGGCGCGCGGTTGGGGCAGGGGTGCAGTGCAAAACGTCACCCCCGTCGGTGGGGGCCCTGGGAGGTCCCAGAGTAGCGATCGCTACCGTTCGCCCTACGTACGCTAGCCCACGCTACTGTTACACCTCGCCCCCGCTAGCACTAACTATCGTATGCGTACCGTCCGGTATGGCATGGTTCGTGCTTGTCCTGCCGCGGGCCGTCAGGCGGCGCGCAGCACGGTGCCTGCCCCGTGGACTGGCGCGCATCGGCCTGGCGCTCGAGGAGGGTGTTGAGCCTAAGCTGCGCATCGCGCCTGCGCCGGCCGTGCTCGAGGAGCAGCAAGCGACCGCCCTGGCCGCGCTCGAGAAGCTCGACGCCTGGCCGCAGGAGCCGAGCTGAAGGTGCGGCGCATCTGGTCGCGCAGCCGCGTGATCGCGAGCCGCTCGAGCCGCTCCTGCCGCCGGTGGCCGTATACCCCTACTGCCAGCGCGGGCCTAGACACCATAGACACCCTAGAGACCTAGACACCGATTCCAAAGAGTCTCTAGCGCGCGTACGCCCCTGTGTGCGTGCACCCGCCCGCGCGCATACACTTTGACCCTCTACTAGGTGTCTAGGTGTCTAGAGTGCTTTTGGATCAACGGGTTAGGTGTGAATGAGAGGGTCTCTAGGAGGTGCCTAGGGGTGCAATGTAAAGCAACGTAAAGATGTGAGGAAAGTAGCTGGGAGGGGTTGACAGGGTGTGTGAGGGAACTAACATAGAGGCATCGAAACGTTCACGAGGAGACGTGATGACCGACAAGCGAGAGCCGCGCCGCACGGAGTGGCTGACCAACGAAGAGCTGGCGGAGCGTCTGAGGCAGGCTCCGCAGGGATGGGTAACGCCAAGCACGTGCCGGCGGCCGAGAAAGGTGTCGCGTGGATGGTTCGCGCGGCTGTTTGGACGTAACTAGGAGACGACGACCATGGCACGACACATTGCCTGCTACGCGGTTACCTACGGGCTGTCGGGTTGCTACATGCCCGACTCGCACGAGGGGGCGCATGAGTTCGCGACGCGCGGGGAACTCGCTGAGTTCATCCGGGAAGAATTGCGTATCTTCGACATGCCCGCACGGCTGTTCGCAGACGTTCACATCCGGGATCAGCTGTGGCCGTTCATCAAGCGGTATGGATCATCGTCGGCGCATTTCCGCCTCGTGCACGAGGGGTGCGAGCTGGCTTTCCACGGGTTGACCGAGGAAGAGTTCCAGCAACAGCAATCGGAGGACTAAATGCTAAACGATGCATGCATTTCCGCCCGCAACATCCTCACGCGGGAGATTGCGCGGTTCGAGGAACTGGCGCGCAAGGAAGCCGACAACTTCGAGTTGACGAGCGACGAGCGTCTGGAGCGCGACATCCTGGGGATGGTATTCGCGGACCTGCGCCGGGTTGTCGAGAGATTCGACGCGGCGCAAAGGTAGGAGGCAACACCCGACGAGCTGCGGCGGATTCTGGAAACCTGCGGGTATGTGCAGGAATACGCCGACGCGAAGCCGTCAAAGAGGCGTCACATGCTTGTGGACGCGCATGTCGCCTACGGCGCGTATGACGTCGACGGGCGCATGGTTCGCATCGGCAAGCCGGATCCGTTCTACAACGGGCATGAGGGCGAATTCATCCCCGACAAGATTCTCCGGGGCAATACGTCCCTGGAGCGATTCGCGCGCCGGGAAGCACACAAGCATTGCGACGAGGAGACCTGAACCATGGAACAAGTCGAATTTCCTATGGGCTACGAATCCGCCTGGGCGCCGTTCACGCGAGCGTGCGCGGATTTCATGGCCGAGAACGAATGCCCGCAGTGCGGAATGGAAAACGACCCGGACGAGATTCGCGGGCGCGTGCTTCGGTATCGGTGCGCGGCGTGCGGGTCGGTGTATTCACTCAACGCGGAGGATTTTCAGGCATGACAAGCAAGCACACAAAAGGGCCATGGTTCCGCAACATCCGGGCTGGCGGTAAGTACCCGACTGTATTTGCGGGCCGCAATAATCATGTTGCTGTCGTTCAGCAGCAGGAATCGGCCGATGAGACGGAAGCGAATATCGACCTGATCGCCGCCGCGCCGGAGTTGCTCGAGGCTCTGAGGTCCTGCGTCGATTCCATGGAGCTGTATCACCAAGATAACGAGGTCGGCGTTGGTAGTTTCCTCGTTCCGCTTGATAGAGCCCGCGCCATCATCGCCGAGGCCACGGGAGAATCCGTATGATCCCCGATCGTCACCTAGTCGAAGCCCTAGCCGAGAATCGCACGCTCACGCTCGACCTGCAAAACCTTGTCGACGCCGTGCGCGCTGGTCAACAGGTCTCGGCGGAGGATTTGCAGCATGTCTACCGGCTGAGTCTGTCGGTCTACATGCACACTGCGAAAGCCTCGTGCTACCTCGAGCGCACACAACCCGAGCGGCGCACGTTCCACGTGGAACGCCTCAGGTCAGTTTGACCCAACGACGACGGGGCCGTCGCGCCTGGCCATCCCACAGGTCGCGACTGGCCCATCCGTCGCGTTTCATGATCTCGGCACCTTCTCCCACCTGCGGCGCGGCCGCTTGGCGACCGCGTCCCAGCGATCGAAGCTTCGCCACCCGTCGTGCTTCATGATGTCGGAGACTCGCATCTGGGCCGCTTTCGTGATGTCCTTGTCCGACTCGAAACCGAGCTCCCGGTAGATCTCCGCGGGGTACACGAAGTCGCGCCCCTTGCAGCAATAGCGGATCGAGTCCGTCCAGGGATCTTCGTCGAAGCGGTCGTCCTGCTCCTGCTTCAGCTGCGCCGAGGTGTCCTCGGTGAACACCCACCACGTGGGCCGGTCGCCGTCGTGCATCAGCGCATGCATGGCCTCGCCGAAGTACTGGTCGCGGTTGGCCTTCGCCAGTTGGGGATGCGCCACGCGGCAGGCCACCGGCCAGAAGCGGCGCGCGCCCGTCGGGTCCTTGTTCCAGTCGTGGGTGTTGGTGGTGCCGCCGAACACGCAGGATCGCGGCTGGTCGGCGGCGTGGCGCCCATAGGGCGCGCGGAAGCGGTCGCTGGCCGTGGAGATGGCCCGCTTCGTCGAGTTGATGTCCGCCTTGCTGAACGCCTGGAGCTCGGCGATCTCGATGATCCACTTGCCGGCCAGGGTGACGTAGAAGTCCTTGTTGTCGGGGGACTCCTTCATGATCATGTACCAGGGCCCGCCCAGGTACTCGAGGACGGTGGACTTTCCGATCCCCTGTCCGCCCTCGAACACCGGCATGGTGTCGACCTTGCAGCCGGGCCACAGCGCGCGCGCGACCATCGACTTGAACCAGTTGCGCGAGATCTCGCGGTGGTACTCGTTGTCCTCGCAGTCGAAGAGGTCGACGAAGGCTCGGTCGATGCGCTGCACGCCGTCCCAGGTCGCGTGGCACTCGTTGACGTAGTCGCGCAGGCAGTTGCGCACGTTGCGCATTGCGTACTCGATGACCGCCTGGGAGACGACGGTGACACCGGCCTTGGTCACGCCGCAGGCGCGCTGCACCTCGATCGTCGTGCGGATGTCGTCAGCGTCCGTCCAGCGGCGCTCTCCCTCGGTGCGGCCGTCGCGGCACATGATCGCCTGGAGGAACTCGTCGTACCAGATCTCGCCCTCCATGATCTCGTCGAAGATCAGGCTGACGTTCGAGACGTTGGCCGTCGGCTGTCCATTGCTGATGTGCAGCCCCAGGCGCATCCAGTCGTCGATGGTCATGCCCGAGCCGCGGAGCTCGACCTCGTGCTCGGCCGCAAGCCGCGCCAGCTCATCCTTGGCTTGCTTGATGGCCTTCTGCCGTCGGTCCTTGATCCTTTTCTTTCCAGAAGGGGGCGGCGAGGGGGCTGGCCGGGCCGCTGGTGCGTTTTCGGCGGGTGGGGGTAGCAGATCTACCACCTCGGTCTGCGGCGCCTCCTGGGCCTGCCAGGGAA